TTCTACACCGTTTGTGCTATGGACCCTGCTATGTCGGGTGACACCTTTACGGTTGCTATTTCTGGTGACAGGAATACTAAACGTAGGTATCTTCTTGATGCTTCTCGTATGCCTGCACCAACTCCGCAGCGTATCAGGGAAATAATTTTTCAGTGGACGGAACGTTATAAGCCTGCGGTTTGGGTTATTGAAAAGAACGCTTTCCAGTTGTTCCTTACCCAAGATGAAGAAATTAACGCTTTTCTACAGTCACGGGGTATACGTCTTGTACAACATTACACGGGCAATAACAAGATGGACCTTGAGTACGGTGTTGCTTCTCTTGGTACTTTGTTTGGCAGTTTTGGTCCAGACGGTAAGCCAGCTAAGAATGCTCTTATTGAATTTCCGCGAGCAGAGTCAGAAGGCGTTAAAGCGCTTATTGAACAATTGATTACTTGGTCTCCTGGTACTAAAAATAAACAGGACGGTCCTATGGCTTTATGGTTTGCTGAAACCCAGTTAAGGGATTATGTAAATCAGCAGGGAAGTTATGGCAAGACTTGGGTTAGAAACCCTTTTGCTACACCAATTGATTTGGCTAAACGCCAGGTGGTGGATTTAGAAGAATATGCACGCAAACAGCGTGCTGTTAATTCAGGATGGTATTAATGGCAAGAGAAATACAAGATATTGCTAATGCTTACCAACAACTAAAACAACGATACGCAAGTCGTGATGCACGCTGGTCTGATGTTTTAGAAGTTCGTAAAGGTAACATTAACCAAGTTTTTCCAGGACTATTCCCCGCCGAATACCCTAAACCTATGGTGGCAAACTTTATTGACGTTGCCGCACGCGACATCGCTGAAGTAATTGCACCACTACCTGCTATTAACTGTTCAGCAACTAACGCTGTTTCTGATCGTGCACGTACCCGTGCCGACAAGAGAACAATGATTGCTGCTGGCTACAGAGACACTTCACGTCTACAAGTTGAAATGTTTACCGGTGCCGATAGATATATTACTTTTGGTGCTCTACCTTTTATTGTTGAAGCTGATTACGATAACAAAACTCCACGTATCCGTTTAGATAACCCTTTCAACTCATATCCTGAGTTTGACCGTTTTGGTCGTTTGCTTTCCTACACAAAACTTTATGTTAAAGCCGCGCAAGATCTTGTAAACGATTTCCCTGAATACGAATCAGTTATCCTTGGTAAGTTTGAACAACGTGGTTCTATGCGCCCTGTACAACTTGTGCGCTATATGGACAAAGATGAAACAGTTTTATTCTTACCTGAACGTGGTAACTACATTTTACAACGTGCCAAGAACCCTCTTGGTAGATTAAACGTAATTTTTGCTGTAAGACCTGGTGTTGATTCTGATGAACAACAACGTGGACAATTTGATGATGTTCTATGGGTACAAGTCGCACGTGCCCGTTTTGCTACTTTACAACTTGAGGCGGCACAAAAATCTGTTCAAGCACCTTTCGCTCTGCCTTCAGATGTTAACGTCCTTGAAATGGGACCTGACGCAACTATACGTTCCGCATCTCCTGAAAAGATTCGCCGTGTTGATTTAAATGTGCCCCCTGGATTATTTGCTGAATCACAAATACTTGACCAAGAAATGCGTATGGGTGCACGTTACCCTGAAGGACGCCAAGGCGTAAGCCAAGGCAGCATTGTTACAGGTCGTGGTGTTGAAGCCCTTATGGGTGGATTTGATACACAAGTTAAAACAGCACAGTCTGTTTTAGCTGAAGCTTTAAAGCAAGTTTTTGAACTTTGCTTTGAGATGGATGAAAAACTTTTCGGTAACTACGAGAAGACGGTTCGCGGCGTAGATGCTGGCGCACCGTATGAGATCACCTATACCCCCAAGAAAGATATTGATGGGGATTATACGGTTGATGTCACCTATGGACTGATGGCCGGATTAAACCCCAACCAGGCTTTGGTATTCGGACTTCAAGCGCGTGGAGACCAATTAATTTCCCGTGACTTCCTCCGCCGTCAGATGCCGTGGGAAATAAATGTTACACAAGAAGAACAAAAAATTGAAATTGAAAAACTGCGTGATTCTCTTGTTGCAGCGATCAGTGGATATGCTCAGGCTATTCCTTCGTTGGCAACACAGGGTCAAGACCCTGGTGAGATTTTAAGTCGTATTGCAACAGTTATAGCAGGCAGACAAAAGGGTCAACCTATAGAGCAGGTAATCGCGGAAGCGTTTGCCCCTCAAGCACCGCCCCCTTCTGCTGAGGCTGCAGCCCCTGGTATGGAACAACCCGTCCCCGGTTCCACAGGTGAGGCTCCCTCCGGTGGTGCTTCAGGATTAAGTGCAATAACTGGTGGTCCGCGTGGTGTTGTCCCCGGACAAGTAGGACCAGGTGGAAGACCACCTTTACAGTCTTTACTAGCCGGATTAACCGGTTCTGGTAAACCCACACTATCTTCTAGTGTGACAAGAATGGTCCCTGCGGGCTAAGAAAAGGAAAAAAGAATGAAGTCATTTAGTGGCGGCAAGAAGCCAGCAAACCAAGGTTCTGCTGGAAAAGCAAACGTAGCATCACCAAGAAAATCTGGTGCTCCAAAAGCTGCAAAACCAGGTAAATCAACAATTATGTTTGGTAAACAACCATCTGGTACACGTGGCGGTAAAGCACCAAAAAAAGCTGGAAAGTAAAAACAATTAATTTAAGGACGTATAAATAATGGCAAGAGGTGGAATGAGACCTACAGCACCGCAAAATAATCCTATGAATGTTTCTGCGCGTGGTGGTAATGGTCAAAGCGGTAACGCTACACAAGCAGCCAGATACGTCCCAGATCTCCCATACGGAGAAGGACAAGCGTTGGTAGATACTCAACGTTCTGCTCCTTTGGCTGCGGCTTCGGGTATTGAACAATCAAATACGCCTTCGGGCCTCGGATCAGCCGCAGCCTCTCAACCTGTTATTGGTTTAAGTGAAAAAACTTTAAATCCTGGTCAAGTAATAACTGCAGGATATGATGGTGGTCCCGGACCTGATTCATCAATTCTTGGTTTAATGGGTAATAAACTTAATGAAATTAAAGATGTTCAAATGATTATGAAGTATTTACCAGATCTTGATATTATGTATCGTAGTCCTGATGTACCTGATGCTTTTAAAGCTTGGTTTAGAACACTTAAAGGTAGAGTTGATCAAATAATGAAAACGCAACAATGAAGTTAGCAAACGATATTGCTGCTTTTACTAACGTTGTTGGTTTAGACAATCTTGGTTTAACTTGGCAATTAGCAAACGTTCCTTGGGAATCAGATGATGACCGAGACAAATTTATAGAAACATTAGCAAACTTAACCACTGAAGGGTAACAATGAACTTTTGGACAGACTGGCTCAAAAGCATTGGTGAAGGCCTCGGTGAAGTTGTTACCGGTGGTGTAACTTCTTTTGGTGCCGGACAAGCTGCTAAACAAGCAGCATTACTAACTCCTCAAGCGCCTAAACAGGAACCTGGACAACCTCCTGTAACAGATATTGGTACTGCTTTATTTAAACAATCTAAATCACAAGCACAACAAGCTATTTCTATGGCAACACCATATCGTCAATATGTTGCCCCATTTTTAACAACACAAATTTTAAAGAACTCACAAAACTCACCATATTATGGTAATAAAGAAGCAGCACAAGAAGCAACAAAATTTGTTAGCCCAGGACAAGCAACACTTCTTCTTGGGGCTAATATTCTTCCAGGTACTCAAGATATTGAAAAAATTGATTGGCGTAATGCTGATGATGTTTCAGGATTTTTTGATAGCAACAAAGCAGCAGCTTTTGGTTCAGGTTTATTTGATTTAAGCTATAACATTGCCGGTGATCCTTTTATTATTGCTGGTGGTGGATATAGTCGTTTACGCCGTAACGTAATTATTAATCCAATTAAAACTGCTCCTCAAGCACAAAGAGTTGCAGACCAATTTCAACGTGCAGCACAAGGTGAAGTTAACCCAGCAACACCATTTATTGATAAAGTAATGAAAGCAGAATCAGCAGCTGATCTTGCTTGGGGTGCCTCAGAACAAAATTCTTCAACAATGAATGTTCTTAGTGCTTTGTTTGAAGCTAAAAAAATTGCTGGCAGACAAGGCGTTGCAGATGTTTATTCTGTTGCCTTTGGTCACACACCATCTTACGAAAGACTTACTAAACGTTCTGCTATACTTAAAAATTTAATAGACTCAGAGACTCAAACTAATTCTTGGATTACACAAGAATTAAACACACCAATTAGTCAATTAGAATTTGCTCCTTCTTGGACTAGAACTGAATATGATTCATATTTTGCCGAAAGTGCAAAAATTGTTGATGAACTTAAAACAGAATTTAATTGGCTTGATGGTGTTCTTAAAGGTGAAGTTAAACCTCAACAAGTTTTAGATAATGTTGATAAAGTTATTTCACCAGATGCAACAGGTTTATATGGTGTTATGGCTAACCGTTCAATTCCTAAATGGAAATGGGCAGCTAATCTTCAAGCTGAAGCAGATTTAGCAAGAGCAAAATCATATTTAGATCAAACAGTTTTTGAATCACCAAATGGTGTTCGTATGCGTATGGTATCTTGGTTATCTCAAGGTGGTATGATTGGTGAACTTCCTCCAGGTTGGTTAAAAGTTGGTTCTGCAACAAGTCAACAATCACACAAAGATGTTATGGCTCTTATTCAAAGAGCAGGAAAAGATTTAGGTAAAGAAAAAGACGGTAATTGGAAACGTCAATGGTTTGATAGTTACCTTGCCGCAAAAGATAAAACCCAACGTAATGAATGGGTTAACAGTTTTGATAAACAATTTACTGAACAAGCAGTTGTTAGAATATTAGGTATTGATCCAACTAATACTAAAAAAGTTACTGCAGCAAGAATCTTTGCAGAATACCTTGAAGCACAACACGCTAGAGCTAAAGCTGGTGCTTTATCACGTTTTGTTAAAAATAAGTTTGTTACAATAGATAATGAAGGTTTACCAACTATTGCACCACAACTTGCTAAAGCATTAGAAAACACAAACTTATCTAAAACAGATTTAGAAGCAATTCCTTTATTTGAATCTCAAGTTGCTGACGTTGTTCCTATGATGGATACACGTATGATAACAAGAATTATTGAAGAAAACAAAGAAGCTATGAAGCTTATTGTTGATAGTGATATTGAACAATATATGTCTGGTAATAAACTTGAATCTGCTTTAAGAGAATTTTCACAACTTAAAGTTGCAAAAAGTGTTACCGCTAAAACAAATGAAACATTTGATGTCCTTGGTAACACTATGGATAAAATTTATTCTGTTTGGAAACCTTTAACACTTTTACGTCTTGGTTATACTCAAAGAAACATTTTTGAAGGTTCAGCACGTCTTGTTGCTTTATCAACAATGCTTCCTTATCTTTATGGTTCTAACACTTTTTCTTTCTTAAAAGATACAGCTTCATCTTCTGCAAGAGGTATATCATTAGGGCCTAAGAATTTTGTTAAAGGTAGAGTTGCTTGGGCAAATGCTAAACAATATCAAAGATTAACTCCTGAAGCAACTGTCGCTATCAAAAAAATTGAAGGACAAATTAATTTAGGTATGAATAGCATCGCTCAATTAGAACGCGATGCTCGTCAATTAAGTAAACTTCTTAACACTCAAGCACGTGCTAAAGTTCGTGATCTTAGAACTATTATTAAAAGTCGTCTTGAACCTTCTAATAAAGATTTAGATGATTTTGAAAAAGCATTATTTGATTTTGCTGATAGTGCTCCTGGTGCTAAAGATTATGTTAGCATTGGTGAAATCCTTTCACAACGTATTTTGAATGCTAAAAATCAACAATCAGTTTTAAATACTTTTGATGGTATTGTTGAAGATGTTACAAAGTTTTCTAACACTATTGAAGAGTTTATTCAACTTCGTGGTCAAGGTGTTACTCCTAAACAAGCTTCACTTGAGGTACGTTCTTTAACTGCAAAACTTAATAAAGTTAAAGCAGACTTAAAAGAAAAAAATCTTCCAGATAATACTGAAGTTCGTGATTTACAAAAACTTATCAATAGGGCTAAAAGAAACAAAGATTTACTTAACCCTAAATTAATGTCTAATATGTTTGTTAAATCGGGTGTTAAACTTTCAGCTGTTGAACTTGAGGCTTTAAAGAAGATGGGTCAAGTTTATAATGAACTTGCACAATCTTGGACTGCTATTAGAGATTCGCAAAAACAACGTTTAAGTATTATTGATAAAATGGGTGCTATTTCAAACAAAGCAACATTTGAAAAAGAATACTCTGCTAGACCATTTATGGTTGAAGGTCAAATGGTTCCTTCTGCAGCCGATGGTGTTCTTGGTGATGTTATGTACAAGATGGAAGCATCAGCAGCGCAAACTGCTAGAAACTTTTTTAATTCTGATAGCATTCAAAATTCTTATATGGCATCAACTATGCGTACAGCATCTTGGAAAAAGATTGATCCTGAAGATTTAGAATGGTATGACTCAATGGTTTATTATGCCAATGAGCAAATACGTAAAGATTCTGTTGCTTTAAAAGTTTTATCTGGTAAAACTGATGCTGAGATTTTAGCTTGGTTTGCTACTAAAGAGGGTAAAACTTATTTAAAGGTTAACAAGAATGGTGTTCAAGCTTTTGGTGGAGGAAGTTCAAGTCAATTTTTAAATTGGCTTCGTGCAACTGTTGAAAAAACTATTCCACAATACGGTGATTCTGGTATTAATCTTCGTGGTAAACTTGCTAACTTTGAATTTACTAAAGAAGATATTATGAAGTTTCCTGAAAAACTTCGTTCATCCGTTCCAGGTATTGAACTTGTTCCAGGTCAACACACATTACATCAAAGATGGAATGGTGTTGTTAACTGGTTGTTTAAATATTTAGGTTCTTTACCTGAAGATACACTTTTGCGTCATCCTTTTTATGAAGCTGTTTACAAAATGGAAATGCGCCGCCTTGCTAAACTTTGGACTGCTGATGGTAGAGATTTTGGTCCTAACGATTATGCAATGTTTGGTAATCAAGCACACGCCCGTGCTTTAAAAACTCTTAATGAGTCTTTATTTACTATTCAACGTTACAGTAATCCTGCACAATTTTTAAAGTTTACTTCACCTTTCTATTCTGCTAGCCAAAACTCTTCAAGGTTTTGGTTAGGCCGTGCTTTTGAAAATCCTGCAATTCCAGCTATTGGTATGCAGATTTGGAATGCACCAAATAAAGCATTTGAAGTTTATGATGCTAATGACAATCTTCGTAAAGTTGATTCATCATATCCTTTTGCTGGTGCTAATGAACAAGTTTGGATTACTGTCCCAGGTAGAGTTGCTAAAGCCTTAGGTCTTGGTGATGAAAACGTTTGGAAGCTTTCAAAGAACTCAGCTTTAAGTATTATTCTTAACGCCGATAACCCTTTCCTTCCAAGTATGGCTTGGCCTGTAACTTTTCCCGCATCTATGTTGTTTAAAAAACTTGCTGGTTCAACTTTTGATCCTGATAAACTTTTACAATCAGCAGGTTTTCCTGGTAAAATGATTCGTTCAACTTTAACAGGTGGACAAGTTTCATCTAAAGGTTTAATAGAAACAGTTCTTCCACAAAACCCTAT